CAAAACTAGCCCAGGTGTCAGGATTAGTGCTGCTAGCACGGCTGTTCACGTACTTAGCGTCGTAAGGTATCTTACCCTCTCTCCACACCACCCATCTATCTAAGTCCTTGAGTTCATTAGGAATGTTATCGTAGTTCATGCTCTGTCCTCTGAAGAAAAAACGGGTGCAAGTCTACTACACTTTGTAGCTGACCAAGCAAGAGAAATTATTTTCATCTTTTTTGCTTCAGGGGGGTTGACGTGCTTGCTGGGGTGTATACAATACCCATCAAGCCAGACACATGGCTGACAGAGGAAAAGTACATGATTGACGACTTTGACCAACCTAACACATTTCCGGGCACATGCCCGGACTGTGGACAAAAGGCTAACATCTGGAACGCAACGCAGCAGGAATGGGAATGCAGCTTTTGCGACTGGAAAGGTAGAAACCCCAAAAGAGAGATAAAGAGCAATGAGCATACAAATTAACAACACTAAGCATCTACAGAATAATGGCGTAAAGGTGCTGGTTTACGCACAAGCAGGTGCTGGCAAAACTACACTGATAGCTAGCGCTCCTGCGCCTATCGTATTGAGTGCTGAAGCTGGGTTGCTGTCATTGCGGGATTACGAAATTCCGTACATTGAAATCCGTAACATGGATGATCTAGCAGAAGCTTATCATTGGGCAGCTGAATCTGAAGAAGCAACCGCTTTTAAGACAGTGTGCTTGGACAGCATCAGCGAAATTGCAGAAGTGGTGCTGGCTTCTGAAAAGAAGAAAAACAAAGACCCACGTGCTGCATACGGGATTATGCAAGAAACCATACAAGACTACGTGCGCAAGTTTCGAGACTTGTCCGGTATGCACGTTTATTTTAGTGCAAAGCTAGAAAAAGTACAGGATGAAATGGGGCGTATTTTGTATGGACCATCTATGCCGGGAAATAAAACCGGGCAGCTGCTCCCGTATTACTTCGATGAAGTGCTGGCATTGCGTGTAGAGCACAATGAGAATAATGAGACTGTGCGCATGTTACAATGCGAAGGTGACGGCACGTGGTTGGCTAAGGACCGTAGCGGTAAGCTAGACAAATGGATGGAGCCTGACCTATCCGGTATTATGCAGAGGATACTTGCATGAGGATATATGCAGAAGAGGTCGTCTTTGTTGGTAAAGACGGTAAAGAAACAGACCTGCTGCAGTACATGCACAGCGTCATAGAAACGATGCAAATTATTAAACAAGAATCAATGAACGCTAAGTTTATGGTGCTGGAAGATGAGAATGGTGATACACAACCGATGGACGATGTTGCATGGGGTTGTATTCACGCTATAGAAGATTTGAACGATAGGCTAACAGCCTTGGAAGCAAAAAAAGCAAACAAACTTAACTAGGAGATAGAAATGGCACAATTAGGCTTTACAATTGCACCTGAAGACGCAAGAGAACCCAGCTTTGAAGGTGTATCTACACCTGTCCCAGCCGGTTGGTACGATGCAATCATCAAGAAGGCTGATATTCTTGAGACTAAAGCGGGTGGTCATAGGATCAATGTACGCTATGATATCACCGGACCCACACACGCTGGCCGGGTCATATTCGGTAGCATCAACATAAATCATCCTTCAAATCCGAAAGTCAGCGAGATCGGAAAGGAGCAACTGGCTTTGATTGCCGCCGCTATCGGTAAGCGCGTATCAGATACGGATGATCTGATTAATGGTGAGTTGCGCATCAAGGTTCGCGTCACTAAGTCAGAGCAGTATGGAGATGGCAATGATGTAGCGACATGGGGTAGATCCTCCTCCTCTTTGCCATCAACTGCATCCGCACCATCAGCACCTAAGTCTGGCTCAACGCCGCCTTGGATCCGGTAGGATGTAAATAAATAGTATAGCCTTTACATCTTGATGTGAAGGCTATACGCTAACAAAAAAATTACTATGTTAACGCAACAAAAAATTCAAGAGTTATGTTTCTATTTTGATGGAAATTTGTATTGGCGAAAATCCAGATCAGGCGCTCAAACAAATAAAAGAGTTGGTTCAATAGAAGCGGATGGAAGAATCAAGGCTTTAATTTTTGGAAAAAGATATAGAATGCATCGGTTAATTTATTTATATCATTACGGTTATATGCCAACTTATATTGACCATATAGATGGTAATGTTACAAATAATTCAATTGAAAATTTAAGACCTTGGACTAATCAACAAAATCAGCGAAACGCTAAATTACACGTTAAAAACACTTCCGGTTGTAAAAACGTAAGTTTCAATAAAAGATTCAACAAATGGGCGGTGTATTTAAGAGTTAATAAAAATAAAACATGTTTTGGGCATTACGATGATTTGGAATTAGCTGATTTGATAGCAACAGAAGCAAGAGAAAAATTTCATAAAGAATTTGCACGTCATTTTTAATTTGTCGATCCTCTGTCGATACCTTTGGGGGCTACGGCCCCCATTTTTTTGGAGCGAACAATGAATAATCGGTATTACGGCATGCAACCAAAAGTCTACTTAGAGTGCAAGGGTGAGCTATCGCCTATTAAAAAGCATGAATTTGAGAACATTGAAGAAGATGAGCTAGGAAGAGACGTCGTGACATTTGTATGCGCCGAGTGTAATCAATTGCATAAATCAAGAGTGTTCACGTCATGAACATTCAAGAACTGATTGACAAAAAGATTGAGCAAAAGATAGAGCAACCTCGACCACACATAGGCTGCTCTACGTTAGGTCATCCGTGCGATCGGTATCTGTGGTTAGCATTCCATTGGGCTGTCACAACATCATTCCCCGGTAGGATGCTACGACTGTTTAAGCGTGGTCAGGATGAAGAAACGTCAGTCATCAAGTACCTCACTATGATCGGGGCTAGAGTGCAGGGTCAACAAAAAAGCGTTGATTTCGGTAATCATGTCTCAGGAAGCATCGACGGGATCATTACAGGCCTACCCGGTCACGAGCTTGATCGCATCTTGCTTGAGATAAAAACACACAACAAAAAGTCTTTTAATGAACTCGACAAAAAAGGCGTACAGGTAGCCAAGCCTTTGCACTACACCCAGATGCAATGCTATCTGCATGGACTCAAGCTGACAAAGGCTCTTTACTTCGCTGTATGTAAAGATGATGATCGCATCCACACTGAGATAGTCAAGTACGATCAAAGTGTGGCACTAAGTGCTATAGAGCGCGGTCATCGTATCGCTATGCAGCAGCGTATGCCGGAACCGATCGCGGCTACGGCTGATTATTACATTTGCAGGATGTGTGATATGCGTGAGTTTTGTCACCAGACACATTGCACAAAGAATGTAAATTGCAGAACCTGCGCACAAGCTGTACCCACCGCCAACAGCACGTGGCACTGTAACGCTCATGACAGCACGATCCCATACAACTGGCAACTACAAGGCTGTGATGGCCACAAACTGCATCATGAGCTTATACCGTACAACGTTGAGCCTCACCCGCAAATCGATGCACAAGTGCTGATTATTGAGGGGAAGCCTGTTCACAATGGAGCACCGGCACCGGGAGTGTACAGCAGCAAGGAGATATTGGCTGATCCATCTCTATGTGCGTCTGGTGATGCTTTTGTAGATCAGCTGCGCCGTCAGTTTGACGCTAGGATTGTAGAGCCTAGCTAAAAATAACTGTTGACTTCCTGATCTAGCTGACTAGAATATCCATCAACAAGGCAATCAAGCCTTGTTGAGGAGATAAAACAATGAACACAATATACGCATTCTTAACGGTATTCTTTATAGCTATTCTGTTAGCTTACGCGGTAGTCGGTACAATTTAATGGCTAATACATACGTTGATACAAAAATTAACGGAATTGATGTGTGTTGTGACGTGCACGCAGAGTCGTACATCGCAACAGACTCATGGTCGCCCAATGAGGATGGAGAAATAGACCTAGAGTGCGTGACAGTTAAAAGAGAAGGTCAAGCATTTATTGATGGTAAATGGATTGACGCTATCGTAAGAATAGATTTGCTTCCTTTGTTGTCAGATGACGCAATTGATTTACTCATAGAGAAGTGCCATGACGATCTTATCAACGATAAAGGATAATATTAAACGCAAGCTATTGATAAACGAGCACGATGCAGTACAAGATGAGATCATGCGCTTGCATGAAGACATAGACAATCTGTCAATTAGGTTGGGTAAATACGTAAAGTTGAAACACGAAATCGAGCAATTATTATTACAACAGGAGAAATCATGAGCTTTTTAGACACTGTACTTCAGCAGGTTCAATCCATGCACCTTCCAGTAAGCAGCAATGATGTAGTGCTGGCGATGAAGGATCATGAGTCAATGGGTATCTTGTCGCCAGCGGCTAGGCGAGATAAGGTCAGAAAAGCGCTATCAGACCTAAAAAACAAGAAGCATGCTTTGATTTCATGGAATGATGACGCTGGAATCTTGTGGTGGGAACTGTCTGTGTTACAAAAGGCAAAAAAACAATTGTTGCCGAAAAAGGAAATTCAACAGCTGCCGGAAAAATTGCCTGAGATGCCAAAAGAAGATGAGCATAAAGTCTTGCGTCAGTTTTTGCGGGACGTTGGGCATAGCTTCCTAAAGGCGGCAGATGCACTATAAGGCTGTTATAGCTGAACATGAGCCGTACAAACGGCTCATTGCTGCCGTTATATTGCAAGCGGTGCATGACGCTAGATTCATGCCGGCTGAATACAATAGTCCATCTCTGGCAGCTGAAATTGAAGAGGCAGCAGAAGATGCGATACAGTTTTTGTTTACAGACCGATTAAATATATATTGCGAGATGCTGGAAATTGATCCAGACGCCTTCAGGGAAAGCCTGATTAAGGAACAAAATAAACGGTGCGATGACTGCAGGATCACGTCATTTGAGCGCAGCCGAGAAAACCGATACAGATATAATTTTAGGATAAATTATGAACGATACGGCAAAAACATTAGCGCTTAACTTCATTAAGCATGGAATTACTCCTTTATTTTTGGAGCAGTCTGGAAGAGTAGAGATTAGAAAGAAAGTTGAGCAGGAAGGCTTCACTCAAGACGAACTGCAGGATGTTCTTGACCGCTGGGACATTAAAACGGCAAGACTGCTTCTGGAGAAGCAAAGAAGAAACAACTATGATCGCGCTGCTTGGGCAAAGAAAAAAGAGGCAAAGCAATGAAAGCATTACTTTTACTTATGATGTCTTGTGCCGCAAACGCTAGTATAAGCTGCTACACTTACGGCACAATCACTTCGTGCGGAGATCAGGTATCTATTTACAAGTTTGGCAACATGTCACAAGTTGTCACACCACAAGGGAATACGACTATTTACAACTACGAAAACGGCAGTACGGTCATTTTGCCAAAAAACCCTGCTCCCACGTCCTACCCCCACTTACAGGGGTTTGACACTCCCTTGATGACACCCGTGCTAGGCTCACCTGTATTAGATTGATATCCTTACGCACTTCACTTAACTCTCTTGCACGTAAATCGAGGCTTTTCTCTAAAGCCTCGATTTGAAATACCTGCTCACGTTGAGTAACGTACATAGTCAGCCCAACACCCACTACAACAAAAGCTGCTTTTAGTAACTCGTTCATCCTTTGAACAACACTCCTATCAAGCCAGCAACAGCTGTACCAGCCACAATAATTTGCTCCATCAGTTCAGGGTTCACTACAATCCCTAAAGACGTTGCCAGCATCGTAATGCCACGCCACGTTGACGGTTGCTTTAGCTGATCAATAACCCATTGCAATGCTTTCATAGTGACTCCTAAGGATAGAATTTACGGTTAAGCTCTATATGAGGACCGTCGCGGAAAGACTTCCAATCGCCGCCCCAAATGATCGGTACACTCAGTTCAGCCGCAGCCTGTTTGAATGACTGAGAAATCTGTGTGTACAGAGGAAAGTCCCAGCTGACTACACCGTTGGGCAGCGCTACAAAGTCAATAGCATGTCCAGTGATGTGCCTTGAACGCATTGTGCGTGTAGCACCCTTTTTCATCAAATAGGCTTGACGTTCTTTAGTGCGCAATCCTTCAGTAATCCTGAAGTCAATAGGAGTTAACTCAATAGCTCGCTTGACCACCTTAACAAGATCAGGATGCACACCTTTCAAGCGGTCCAATGATTTCTGGCTCAGTGTGTATGTCATGCTAATACCCCACTACCATAAACAAAATCTGAACATTAAATGATGTCCCAATCGCCCCACCAGTCCAATATAATTCATAGCCAACAGCAGTATTTGATAGCGAAGTTGTTACAATATATGGGCCTGTTTTGCTTTGCGTAAAAAAGCCAGCAGCACCAACGCCAAATGATACAACAGCATGTAACGCTTTAGTCGGGAAAGCTGTTGGAAATGTAAAATTTCCTAAGTAAGTACCACCAGTTGTGTTAGCTGTAGTCAATCCAACTGTTTGATAAAAATATGCTAACTTAAACCCGTTCTTAAATGACATGATACCGTTGTTAACGGTTGTGCCAAACGTGTTATTGGTATTGTTCCACCAATCAGCAATTGGAATTGAATTAATTGAGCTTCCAACAATTACTCTATCAGCTGTAACAGCATCCGAAACATTTATATCATCCGTAGTAAGAGTTGTAAATCTATTTGGCGAAGAGTCTGGTGTAACAAAAGAATACTGAACTGATGCTATACCGGGAGGAATTGTGTCGGTGACGGTTACAGTAGTAATACCAGATGCAAACGTTGAACTAACAACGCTATGTACCGTTGTGCCGCCAGAATGCGACAACTTTAGTTTGATGTTTGGTACAAAGATATCTCTATAATCGTTAGAAACAGTAAAGCTGTTGCTAGATGCGGTAGACGGAACACCGCCAAAAATAAGCCAAGCAGAAGGATCAACAGATACAGGTATGCCAGAAATATTGTCATGTTCAGTTATAACTGTACCGTGTACCTGTCCGTAATAAGGTTTGTTTTCAACGACAATGCGATACGATTGATTTGGCGCTAACCAGATTGTGCCACCCGTTTCACCTCTTGAATTGAGGATGATAGGGTTGCTCCACGCTACATCACCTGATTCAGTTGTGTACGCAAATGCAGATTGATCTGTACCTGCTTGATAAAACCAAATGCGTCCCCCAGCAAGAAACTCATTGTTATCAGTCAGCTGTGCTTCTTGAAGTATTGGGCAAAGTAATGCGGTCATATTTTAGTATCCTGTAGCGAATGAAGCACCAGCAGCAGATGCTGGACGACGGAGAGCAGATAAACCCTTAACGACAGCCTGTCTAGCTGGTCCGGGTTCCTTCAGTGCCTGTTGAACTAGAAAGTCTTGAATTGCCGGGGAGTAAACGCCCTGAGCACCAAAGTACAGTGCAGCCGCTTTCGGTAAGCCAGCTACACCAGCAGTAAACAAATCACCTAGCCCAAGACGACCCGCTGTGCCGGAGTCTGGATACTTATTACCGATCACCTCTTGAGCAGACCTTGCCCAATCTTGCATCGGCATAGTGCCTTGAGCAAATCCAGCGCGGTTCCTGCCTCGCAATGATTGCATCAGCTGTGCGGGTGTCATCAATTCATTGGCAACAGATGACGTAGTAGCTTGCTCAATGCGCTTTAGCTTGAAATAAGCAGAGTCGGCATTCCTGAGCGCTGTGGCATACCTGGGGTTTTGGCTCTCCATCATCAGGTGCATCTGGCGTTGTGCTTCTTGGATAGCCTGTCCAATTCTGCGTTCATCAGCAATGCTAGACTTGGTGTAATTCTCAGCTAGATTAGTTAGCTCTGAGTCAATTTCCTTGATGGTCACACCGTCTACACGCTGTCCCGGTTTGAAACGACTCTCGACCGTGTTTTTCAGAATGTCATCAATCTGTTTTGCGTAAGAACCACGCAGCGTACCGGCTAAATCACGGATACCTTGTAAGCCAGCCTGTAATTCGGGAGTCATTTCACCGGACGTATTTTCAACCAATCTCCCGTATGCTTCCTTAACAGCACTCTTAACCTGCTGGAATCCAGTAGTTCCCGGCTGGATATCACCAACCTCAATACGCTGCATAGGTGACACAGATGCTTGACCGGGAGCGCTGGGTACACCAGCCGAAACAGCATCAATATCTCTGTTAAGATCGTCTACAACTTTCTTGAGCGTAGCCGTGTTGAATGTTTCCATTCCCCTACGATGTGCTTTCGTAATAGCAGCGCCCACAAGCGGTACAGACTCCATTTTCTCTTCTGCTGTTTTGACAGCACCACCGATAGCTTGGGCGGCTGTTGGTCGTACACCTTCCTCAAACAGTTCTGCCACACCCTTCTGAGCAACAGGGCCACGCGCTATCTTACCTAGCCCCCCTACTAGCCCTTCACCTACGTATGAGCCTAGAGCAGCCTCTCCTGCGCTTCTAAGCCTATCTTCTGGGCTAATAGTGGCAGCAGTACCCGCTGCTGTAGCAGCACGTCCTAGCATGGTAGCTGGACCCATCCCAGCACCCGCCATATACGCGGGAGCTTCAGCCGCCACACGTCCCACAGTAGCGGGCCAGCCTGCCTCTGACTGATAACGCTTCATGGCCTCGATTTCCGCGATATCGGCTGGTTCAAGCTCAGACACTAAGCCTTTAATGCCTTTACCCATACCGCGCAAACCGATAGCAGCACCCTTAGCCATCTGCTCATACCACGGATCGGATCGAGCGCTAGAGATATCTATGCCAACCTCAAACTTTCCCGGCTTATATTCTGGAACGGGTTTAGGTGTTCCATAGCGTGACCACGGACCCGATTCAGTCTGATACTGCTCCCACGGACCGGCCATTATTGTTTCTCCCAATTATTAGGATCAGCAGGATTACCACCCTTGAACATATAGCCAGATTCAACCTGTCCAATCTTTGGCTTGCTACCACGCTTAACTGATGGTGCTTCAGGTGCTTCTTCCTCAGTTGCATCATCTTCTACTGCGTTCAGTCCCCTAGCTAGTTCAGGACTTTTCATTAAAGACTTACGCAGAATCCTATTGAACATTTCCAGCTGCAATTTGCGTGTCTTGGCTGGGGTCGATGCTTCAGCGATATTACCAGCCGCTTCTGACATTTGCCGCTGCTCAAAATCAGATACAGCACCAGCACCCACTAATGATTTGGTGATCTGCTTCATCTGGGCGGCTACAATCTCAAGCTGTTTACTAGCGTTGAGCGCTTCAGTAGATACACCAGCCATTTCACCTAACAGCTTGCCTTTGCCGATTGCTTCAATCTGACCCGACATGGATTGATCAATCAGCTTATTCAGTTCCGGTACTTTAGGCAAAGAGGATAGAACTTCAGCTTTCTGCTTGCGTGTTTCAGCCTGTGCAACTTGTGCTTTAGCTTCTTCCTGTGCTTTGGTCTCTGCGGCCTTTGCCTCAACCACCATCTGTGGACGTTGTTCAAGCGTGATAAAGCCACCACGTTGCGGCATACTCTGCTTGATAGCATCAGCCAGCATAGCGCCTAGACGCTCTTTTTCTGGACCCTGTGCCTGTTGGTACATGGTACGCAGATTATCAATGTCAGCAGCCCCCATAGGCGCTTGCTGCATACCTTGCATTGCATCAGGCCCAACTACCTCAAACGGAGCAGCCTGCGGTCCCATGATAGGAGGTTGTCTCATTGGGCCTTGTGGAGTCATCTGTACTCCACCATAATACTGCTCGGCTGATGGTGCTGGTGGCAACTGACGCTTATACTGCTCGCGTCCCATTTCCAGCTGTGATCCATATCCCATCTCACCCATCTTTTGCTGTGATTCAAGATGCTGAGATCGGTATCCATGCCCTGACGCGGCTCGCAAAGCCGCGTCAGGAGTCAGAGCGTTCATGTCAAACTGTACATCAGGGGTCAAGCCTTGTTGTTCCAGCTGTTGCAAAGCCTGTCCAGTAGACATACGGAATTTATTCAGCGCCTGTCCTTCCGGCATACCAGCCTGAATATCCATGTAATACTGATCACCATAAGGGCCAATCGCATTAGCAAAGGCTTTACCCTTTTCCATCTGCATCTCTTGGCCGATCTTGCCGGTACGCATCCCTGACTCACGAATCTGTGCTTGTTTAGCCAGATTCTCAAGCTGGGCTTGCTGTAGCTTAATCGCCATGTCTGGGCTATATTGCCCGACAGAAGCGATGTCAGGCATACCCTGAGACTGTGCAAACAGTTCACGCAGCCTTTGAATATTCTCATAGTCCTCGAAAGTTTTACGCGCCTCTAACCGCTTCAGGTCCATCTCCATCGGCATCATCTGGGCTTGAG